CTGGTTACATGATGTATTGTAAGGAATGTAGAGAATTACACAAAGGAACGATGAGTCAGGTTGGAGTATCAAGAAAGAATACAGAAGTGGAATCATCCAACATATTACTAAAATGTATTGGTTATGAACCTGATAATGAATTAACCATCTACGAACAATTCCTGATGAAACACCAAGAACAGATAAACCGAGAAAGGGTTTATAAAAAACGAAAGAAAAAAAGATGAAAACACATACACTTATAGGTGGGGTCCAATATTCCACAGAACAACTACAGGTTGAGTTTCTTGACGGAATGAAGGTAACACTCATCCATTGTGTTGAAACTCCTTTAGATAAGGACTGTGAGTGTTCTGGTGATATCTTTGATGCCATGTTGGATTATGATGTATTCAAGGACTATCACAATTCTTTTATAAAAAAAACAAAATAGTTTTGTAGTATCAGATTTTTGTTGTTTCTTTGTGGTATGGAAAACATCACATCACTCAACTACGGTCAAATTATTCTCTACGGATACTTGTGTACCAGTATAGAAGGTTCAAAAGGTACTGACCTATCTCTTTCAACATTAAGTAAAATCATTGACTTGGTCCTTGAATTGACCGATGAAGAACATTATAATGATGAACCAACCGAATGTCCTGATGTTCAAATCATGACTAACCCTGAAAAATCTTTTGATATTTTTTGTGATTTTTGGGAAGAAAACCAAAACTATTTTGTATCTTTGTAATATGAAAACATACGAAAAATCAATCAGAACTTATTTAAAAAAACTTGGATTCGGTAATATCAGTGTTAAACTGGTCCGTGAGTTTGTTACTCGTATTGAAAAAGGATACAAAGGTTCTAAAGATGACTTGTTGGACGAACACGAGGTTTTATTCATCAAAGGAATTATTTTGATGGAATATGATAAATAATTTTGTAGATTAAAATATTATACATACCTTTGTAAGACACTTAACAACTAAAGAAATGGAAACCACACAACCAAAATGTTTATTAAAGGGAATTGTAAATGAGGAAACTTACAGATACTTCGTTCCTTTTTCAGCAAGACAAACACAAAGACAATTAGTACCTGGTGATACAATTAAAATCTATAATATTGTAGACCACGAATCATTATCTAATAGTTTTGGAAAACCAATGATATTAGTTTTCTTTAAGAAAAATACAAGTAGAACAATTACTCATTGGGTTTTTGTTAAAGAGGAGTTTCTTAATAATGTAAAATTAGAAACAACAAAATTATATGAAAACTTGATGCAGAATCAAATTAAATCAGTATCTTTGTAAGACAAAACACATAAACATGAAAACTTTAAATCTGACCCCCGAAACCCGAATTAACGCAATTACAGTAATCAACAAAAAAAATCCAAATGTTGCAATGTCTATGGACATGAATATGAGTTTATTGGAATGGACCATGAGATATTCAATGTCTGATGAGGCAATTAGTTTTGGTCGTTTACCAAACCTCTTGACTATGAAATACAAATATGTTTGTGATGGGTCAAATGGTAAACACAAGATGTCCGCATTTTTGCATGATGATTCTGAATACAGAGTTTTTCTAAATGTTTTTGATAAATAATTTGGTAGAGTCAAATTAATTAACGACCTTTGAAAGATGAAAAACAAGAAAGATAATCTACTCGGAGCACTTTACATGTTGAGAAATGTAATGTTAAACTATGATACAGAAATTGCCCATAACATTTTAATTAATGGTGGTTCTAACCAAACTGAAGAAGAGATGGAAGAAGACCTTTGTAACTACATTGATGTCCTTGATGAATTAATTAAGGAAACTTGGTTTATGGAGGGTAGTCCTGAACTAATCAGTAATACTGGTGAAAAATTATCAAAAAATAATTTGGTAGAGTCAAATTAATTCAGTAACTTTGAAAGATGGAACAGAACACAATAACACAGGAAGAAAAGGTAAACTTACTATGGGAGTTTATGACAAATCTATTTGATGAAGTAGAGATGGAACGAATAGATGGGGGATACTCAATTACCATTGGAATTGAAGAACAAGAAGAAGAAGATTAACTATATTTGAAAGATGGAAAACACTAAAGAAATGATACAAGACCTCATTGACAAATACGTATTTGGAGATGAACAACCAACTGAAAAAGACAGAAATGAATGTCTTGATATTATCGTCAATCAAATTGAGAATGGACGGAACATATTAACAAAAGTAGGTAAGAGTTTTAAGGTCCACAACACTTGGGGATTACACTCAACATGGAATGAGGGTGGTAAAGAAATACTCATGACTAAAATCTTAAACACATTGAAATCAACCTTGAAAGAGGGAACTGATTTGGGTAGGGTTAAGAGGTCCTATGTTGATAGGACTGATAGTGATGTTCTTTGGTTCTGTTATGAAACAAAAGATAAGACCATTAGAGTATCTTTGTACGGAGGTAACAACATCAATCGTGGTACTTGGTATAACATTAATGAAATTAAAATTGTTAAAAATAATTTGGTAGATTAAAATATTATACATAACTTTGAAAGATGAAAAATAAACAGAACAAAAAAACAAACTTTATTATCGTTAGGATAATGGAAAATGGTGTGTGTATTCACGCTCATCAAATCACTAACCTATATGGTGAGTTGGCTAAATATACAAAACAATCACACCCCAACGAAGCGGGTGGATACACAACAATCGTAGAAATCAACGCAAACTAAAAAAACATAAAGATGAAAAACGAAATCAGAACAATGGAAGAGAAAATGAAATTGAACCCAAAGGAAATCATGGAGAACGGATTGACCAGGGAACACAACGAAAAGATTACAAAGGATGGGGAGGCATTCGGTGGAATGATATCTCTTATCTGTGGATTGATAGGTATATGGTGTATCATCCAAACACTTGGAAATATGTAATGAAACAGGGAGAGAAATCTCCCTTTTTTTATCCAAATAATTTGATTCAATAAATCCTTTTTACTATATTTTAACTATGAAAGCAACAAAGAAACAGATTTTAGAACACTCAAGTGAAATGTACGATAAGTACTCTGACTTGGTATGGTATGCAAGAACAAAACCAGAAAACATTGATATTCCTGGTGTCCGTGAAAATATTCAAAGGATTGAAGAATCATATCCTGAAGATGTTAAAAAGTTAAAAGAAGATGATTCTAATTTGTTTCATGGATTTAATTCAGGTTGTCTTGCATCATTTGGTTTGATATTGGAGATGCAAATAGATATTGATTTTGGGTTAGAAAACTTTCCAATGTTGGACACATAATTTGATTAAATAAAATCTTTTTACTATATTTTAACTATGGGACAGACAAAAAAACTATATGAAGAAATGAACTTGGACGAACTCATTACAGAGTTCTTTAACCAATCAAATGGTGATGAAGATTATCAGTACGATTTGTACAAACAAAGAAAGATGGATGAGTACAATCAGGAGTTAATGGAAAGAGGAGCATACGAAGAACAACTATCAGACAAATACTAAAATGGGACAGAATAAAAAATATCAAGATTACCAAGTAGGTGGGTTTGAAAGACAACAACTATGGAAAGAACACGAAGGACCTATGATTCGTAGACAAACATCTCTAAACGCAGCACAATCGTTTTTTGGTAATAACGATATCAAATACTCCGCAATTGAATTAAAGGCGTTGTATAAGAACTTTCTAAATCTTATTGAAAATGGTGATGATAGTTTCTTTGATAGATTACAAGAACATCTTAATAAAAAGAAATAATATGGATGATGAAAAAATTGAGTACTTCACAAAAAAGTTAAACTCATTAAAAATAAAAGAAGCAAACTTAATCTCGTTTGGTAGTAAAGTACCAAAGTATATCCAAATGGATATTAGATTAACAGAAATTGCGTTGAAACAATTAACAGAGAAATCCTGACGAAAGTTGGGATTTTTTTATTATATTTGTAGTGTTATGGAAAAACAATGTGTAATTTGTAATGATATTTTTGGAATTAAAACTTATCCAAGTGGTAGAAAAGAAACATTTGGTAGATTTAACTCAAGAAAGTGTTGTTCTAAAAAATGTGGTTTGATTTTAGCACAAAAGGTAAATATTGAAACAAGAACAAAACCTGATGAAGAAAAAAAACTTGGTCGTCAAGAGCGTAATAAAAAATATTATGAAAGAGACAAAGAAAAAAGAGCTAAAGAACAAACAGAACGTTGGAAAAATGACGCTGATTTTAGAAAACGCAGGTCAACTCATGCTATGAATAGAAGAAAAACTGACCCTAATTATAGATTGATTGAGACACTCCGTGATAGAACAAGAAAATCAATTATCAAAGAATATAAGAATACTAAAACTATTGATTTACTTGGAGCATCTATTGACGATGTAAGAAAACATATTGAAAGTTTGTGGTTACCAAATATGAATTGGGAAAATCATGGTATAAAAGGATGGCATATTGACCATATAATTCCATTATCAAGTTGTGAAAATGAAGAACAAATGATTGAATTATGTCATTATACTAATCTACAACCTTTATGGGCAATAGATAATCTAAAAAAATCTGATAAGATTTAATTATGTAAATTGGGATTTTTTACTTAAACTTGTTTGGTGAATTGGAAGACGACCCATACCATGTCGGGAAACCTGAACCAGCACATAATGGTCCCATCATATTAAAGTTTCCATTCCATCCGCTGTTTCTTGATACACCCCAACCAGGTAAGGTCATATTTGATTTGAATGCTGAATCTGTTTCAGGTGGTAATTCTCCATTTTGCAGATTCCCACTAAAGTATTCAGGATACCAACCTGAACGAAATAACAAGTGTCTTCTTAATAGATTGTCCTGGAATTCGGATTGATTTTTTGCGTTGTTCTTAAGGTATTGTAATGTCTTTAAGTCAACTGCTGAACCTTGTTCGTTTCTGTTTTGAACCAATCCAACATTCATGAACTTGACCCAAAAGTTGTCTAATGCCAGATAGTAACTCCAAGCAATCAAAGTTGGTTGAACATAGTTATTCAACAACTCTTTGTATCTAATCAAGTTGATATCAGTATTGACTGTATTATCATCAACAATCTTTAACAGGTATTCGTAAAGGTTCGTTCCAAGTGTCTCTTGTAATTGAATCGCTTGGGATTGTTGAATCGCAAATCTTAACTCCGAACTATCAACATTATCTGTGATAGGTGTGTTGTCCTTTAATTTTTGTTCTGATATGAAAAGTACGTTATAAGCCATATTAGATGATGTTGTTTTGTGTTACGGTTAAGTCAATTTCTTGACCAGGATATATTAACTCTAAAATAGGTTTTAATTCTCTATTTAAGAACTTTTGTGTTGGATAAATACTTGTTGATAAGAACAACTTAAATCCTGTTTCCAACTGGTCTGCTGATGAACTGAAACCAGTTCTTTGTGGTAAACCAATAATTGAGGCATCAGGGATATTATGACCACATAAGATTTGGTGTTGAACCAACTCAAATATGGATGAGAAATAACCATCTTCAACATTTGTTTGTATTTGGGTAATATCAGGTTTTTGTCCTTCTTCACCATAAGATATGATTACCCTGTTTGCGTTATCCGCTCCCATGTATCTATCTTCAATCTTTCTTAAAATGTTGTTCTGTTCGTATTCTGAATCAGGTGGTGGTTGATTAAAGTGGACCCACATCCCCATGCTACAGCCGTTTATGATATTGGCGAGGTTATAAACAGTTATCTCGTGGTTTAACTTAATATCGTTGATACAAGCAAGATATGATGGAACACCATAGAACTCACTTTGAGGTCCATAAGAACGGATATGTACTACCTGTCTATTGGTGTAGTTCATTGGGTCAAACTCACTGAACTCAATAACTTTAGCCCCTTTTCTCCAATTAACCCAATCTCTTGAATAAAGATATTTTGTTGATGGTTCACCTGGTGCATCAGGTTTATGAACTCTCATGTATTTACTCGGGATTACGTGAAATCCACTTAAACCTTGTGAGCGGTCTTTTCTCCATACAACCTCCAAGAACAAGTTACCTGTAACAATTAACTCAAAGAACATCTGTTTGGCAACATCGTTGATATATTGTTTTGAGTTTATTTTGTAGTCATTAACATATCCTGAACCAACAGAATTATCAACACGGGCTCTAATGGCAGAATTGTGGATTGGTGATGCATCCAATAACATATACAACTCATTTGGAAATAAGTTATCAATACCCCAAGATACAAAAGGTTGTCCCTTTGTTATTACCTCTTGAAATGAGGTTATGGTATTTGCACCAAAGTTTAGTTTTTCAATATTTATCATCCTTCGTATATTTTATAAATATCACTTGTTCCAGAGTAAGTGATAGGTTGAGTTGATGCAGAATAGTTTACTTGAGCAATGGTCTCATAAACTACATCATAGGCAATTAGGGGGTTCGTATTTCCTGATAAGGCTGTTGATTGTTCCCATACCTTAACATAATACTCACCCTCGATTAAGTGAACATTTGTTTGTCCTGTTTGTGTTGCCCCAGTCAAGTATGCTTCAGGTTGACTGGGGTCTATTGTAATACTAAATAAATCGTATCCAGGAGCATATCCCACACTTGGTGGTATTCTGTATGGTACGAGCCTCCAAACCTCTTGAGAGAGTTTGTGTTTGAAACTGAACAAATAACAAACAGAACCAGTCAAGTTTTTGTTTCTTGAACAGGTTGCGTTTGCGTCATTATATCCTTCGTTTAGTATTATCATTTATATTTTATTAACTATAGTTATGTCTTCTATTTCCGTAAATTACACTACCAAATACCTCAAATACAAAGATGTCTGTAACATTATTACCAGGGTCTTTAATTCCACCCTCAAATACAAATGTGTATCCACCTGTAGCAGTCCAAGTCATATTATAGTTTCCGTCAGTTTGAGTTTTAATCATAAATGACGCACCATCTCTAACATTGGTAATGTTGATTGTAGATGTTCCTGTAATGTAAAATTGTGATTTAGCACCATTATCCAAATTACAAGTAAATACAGTTCCTGATAAAACAGGTTGAACCTCTGTTGAAGGTGTCCTAAATGTGTGGATATTCTCCACATAAGTTGTATTATCAGCACTTGCTGTTCTACCACTTGTTCCCAACATAAATGCGTTAGTTTTACTTGAAATGGTATTTCCACTACCACCAATTATTGTAGAATAATTTGATGATGTTATTGTGTGTCTTGCTCCATTAAATATTGAATTGTAAGAACCTCCACCAGTTATTGATGAACTATCGGTGTTGTAAATAGAACACCAATTAGTAGTTCCACCAATAGTAGATTGTGATGAATTAAAGATTGTGTTTATATCACCATCATTATTTTTGGTATTACTATATCCACCAATCATAGTGGTTCTTATAGCACCACTTGGTGCTACTGGTTGATACACACCAAGAAATACACCACCATTTACATTTAAGTTAGGAAGATTATTACCAATAACTACTGCGTGTCCTGGTGCGTAAATAGTACCATTAACATTATCAATATAAGTTCCAGCATCACTATTACTTGTATTTGTAATACTATAGTTTGCTATGTTTATACCACCCGCTAATGATGAGTTTTTATTACCAAATGATATACCCGATAGACCAGCGTTATAGTTATTTACAGGAGCCCAAACAACATCAAAGTCATTCATAGATACAAATGTATTTGATGATGATGTAAAGGTATTACCACTACCACCCAATACCTGTGTATATGGATATAATGGTTGTGTAGTTGAATAACTACTAATTACACTATTTGGTTCAGTCGCTGGTTTATATGGACTTGTATATCCACTAAACTTGAAGGTTTCAGTTTCACCGCTGTTATTCATTACGAACCATCTTAAGTCAGCAGCGGTGCCAGAATAAAGAGGTAATTGACTAATTTTCGTATTTGCCATTTTAATTTTTTTTAATATTGTATGTTTATATCGTCTCCGCCTTCTGTTTGTATAAAGTCAGCGTTTTCGGCTTGTAGTTTATATTGAGTAACACCAAATACTGCCGCATTACCATAATAAACACTTAAATTAACAGTATAGGTTTGTCCATAGGTATTATATGGTGATGATTGTTGACTTATTAAATCATTTGTGTCTTGGAACACTAAAGTAGCCCCTGAATAAAATCTTGTTGTTGAACTCCATATTAAAGTACCAATAGAAGGACCAACAATGACTTGCATTTTATTAAATAAACCAAATCCATAGATATTACATAGTTCATAATCAGGGTCTATTGTAAAATCAAAAGTATATGAAACACCAGGTGCTGGTTGTTG